CAAATTGAATTCTTGCTCCTTTAAGAGGTTGTTCTCCACGATACTTTTCAATCCATCTTGATAGGTGTGCATTGTATTTTCGGTATGCTGATATACCGACCCAATATCCTTTGTCTTCTTTGTCATCGCAAATCCCCCTTGTATATCCGTCAAGTAAAACTTCAAACTTGTCTTTGACGATGAAGGTAAATTGTGATGAATTGCAGCAACAGATGTTCCCCTGCCAATCAATGTATGCTGTGTGAGGTTGATCTAAATTATTCATGACAGGTTCACAAGTAGACATATTGTACAGAATTCCTCTATACTTATTTCCATAATACTTCTCATTGAATGCACCGAACATCGTACAATATAAATAATTGTGATCTACTTCAATTGAGTTTACATGACATTGATCATCAATAAAACTCGCCCCCCTATAGTTTGTTACCTGACCAGTATTCCGTATTCTGCAACATTCCTTATTCCATTTTTGGGGATCAATGAAGTGGTGATAAAGATCCTCACATATTACAGCACCATTGTTTAAAATTAATTCACTTACAATGTCTGTTTGACTTGAAGTTGCCAGTAAACGGTTATTGTCAATTGATTTAATTCCATGAAGTGCCTTTGTGAAAAAGAGATAGCTGATTCTTTTTTCACCTGTTGACAAATCAATCGTTAAAAGGTTAGATGCAAGACGTTCTCTGATTGGAATGATTCCGGCACAGAAATAATGCTGATTATAACATATTCCCATGCCGTGTACAAAGTTTTTTGTATTAGGTAAGTTTGAAAGTTTAATCCATTCCAGTTTTTCATTATTGGTATCAAGGATAGCAAATAGATGATCTGGATTTTTCGGCTTTGCTTCTCTGCTCATAAATGAAATGATCAATTTGCTCATTAAAAGAATCTCCCTACAATAGAAGTGTTATCAAACCAGTACATCTTTTCAGGTTTACCCTCTTTTTTATAATACTCATTCAATGCCTTTGTTACTCCAGGCCATCCGGCATAATCATGCCAGAAGATGATTCCATGATCCTTGATGACTCTATGACCATTGTATGAATCGTTTTTGCAATTCTCATAGGTGTGAGATGCATCGATAAAAAGAAAATCAATCTTATTTTCAAATTGCTTAAATTTTACCTTTGCAGTATCAGACCAGATCTGAGTAATGCGTTGAGTTATATCATCTGGTTGACCTGTCCAGAGTTTTCCTTTCAATCCAACATATCCGGTTTCATCTAACTCCATTTCATTTGAGCCTTTGCTTTCTAATGGAAACCGTGTTCGATTGACTTGGTTCTTTGGAAGATCAACAGTTATGATATTGGCAGACTCATTGTTAATTGCCATGTTCAATGTGGTTCTGCCATTGAATGTACCAAATTCCATAATCCAATTAGGCCGGAATAAAGAAACGGTCATTGCAATATGAAATAGCTCAGTCAAAGAGATATTACCTGATACAAACTTTAGACATTTAAAGTTAATTGTCATAAAGTCATCAAGATCCATTTCTTCAATCAATTCAATAAATGATTTGCGTGGTATAATCGGTGCTTCACCCATTTGCTTTTTCCTTTTCTCTTTTTAACCGATTAGCGAGTGCTTTAGCTCTGCGTTCTTCATACAAGCGTCTATTCTCTTTTCTGGTATTCATTTTCTTCAGATAAGATTTCCGATTCTGATTGCGCTTGCACCGTTTGCAAATTAAGTTTTGTTGTTTGATCGCCCATTCAGGCCAATTCTTTCCTTTGACTAATTCTTCTTCACAAAACTTGCAATGTGGTCTTCCTTTTAAAGTTGTAAAACGTCTATGCGCTCCCCCAATGTGTCCTGCCAATGATTCTGATAAATGAAAGATCTTACCACAATAAGGACATTTGTGTTCTCCTACTCTTTTTTCAACCGCATTTTTGTATTTGTATTTAGTAACCACTTAACACTCCTTTCCACTTGTACTATTATGCACTTTACATAATTCTAATCTTAACTCAGAATCAGTTACGGCATAAGTTCCAAGATGACCGATAACAACTTTTGCTGCCATAGTTGCTAACTGCATACCAACAGTCATCGGATAACCTTTACAATAAGCAGCAGCAATGGTGGCTATAACTGTATCACCTGCACCAGAAACATCATATACTTCTTCAGCTTTTGCTGATCGGGCATCAACATAACCATTTTTATCGCACAATTGCATTCCCTTAGATCCCAATGTAATTAAAATATATTCAATATTGTGTTTATGACATAGATCTCTTGCAATTATTGAAACTTCATCAAGATCATATGTCATTAAAGGACGATGACAGGCATCTTTGAATTCTACCCAATTGGGAGTAATACAAAATGCATTTTTATAAAACGTCCAATTATTTAATTTAGGATCAACAAAGAAAGGAGTCTTCTCAGCACAATTGTCAATGATGGTACTCAGAACAGGATTATACAATGTGCCTTTACCATAATCAGAAATAACTACAGCATTCATTTTTGAACACATTTTATTAAAAGCATTAATTAATTGTTCCTGCTTTCCATGATTGTATATTTCTCCATCTGTGTTCTCATGATCAATTCTGATTATTTGTTGATTCTTTGAGAAGTATCTACTTTTAGTTATGGTAGGATAATCTTTTAATTCAATTAACGTGAAATTGATGTTATTTTCCAACAGGTAGATCTTGATATAGGTTGCATTAATATCTTTGCCTACAAACCCAAATAAATGAGTTTGAACACCTAATTTGGCAAGATTCAATGCAGTATTACAAGCACCACCTAATCGGTATTCTGGTTCTATGTTATTTGATTTGAAGATTGGAACAGGTGCTTCAGGTGAGATACGTTCAACTGAACCATAATGATAAATATCGAGCATACAATCACCAATAACAGCTATATTGATTTTGCTGAAATCAATGTAACCAATTTCAATGACTTCTTCCATCAAACTTTTCATGATAACCTCTTTTTGGAAAAAATGCCCCTATCGAAAAACACATTTTGAAATAAGTAACGATAGGGGCATTTGTAAACACTCTATGGGTTAATTAGGCTTTTTCGTAAACAGGTTTCAATCCTTGTTTTGATTTCATCAATGCTTTGCGAAATGCTGATGTTTGTTTGTTGAAATTGGCTACAGCTTTATTGGTTTCAACTGCTGCTTTCATTTTATCGCCATTTTCATAGCAATAATTGTTAAGTTGTTCGGCAAATGCATCAAAGGATTTCTCCAATTGAGCATAGGCTTTGACCAGAGTGTTTTCATCTCGCTTCAACATGGTGTAACCGACAGGAACTTTCTTGGTCGGTTTTGGCCCAGGTTTTTTGCGAGTAGTGGCCTTTTTCTTGGTAACAGCTTTGGCCTTTGTTTGAAGATTTTTTCTCCCCTTGCCAGTAGTTGTACTTTGAATTTTTTTACGTGCCATGATAACAGCCTCCTTATTCTATGGTTTTTAGGATTCCAACAGGTTTACCAAGTTCCTCTACCAATACGATAACCAGAGTGTTTACTTCTTTCCCAAACCATTTTGTTATTTTATAAAACGCACAATTGGGATAGGTTTGTTTGAACCAATAGTACTGTTTGTCGTTTATACTGCCAATTGTTTCAAAAATAAAAATATCAGGATCAATCTGATAAGGTTCTAACTGGTCGTTTTTATCATACTCGATAGCAAGGTCATCTTCATTAATGACAAAAGAAACTACTTTATTTTCTAATTTATTATCCATTACAAATTTATCAGCATCAGGAACTATCAATGCAATCCAATTGTCATCGGTGACAATGTTAAAAGAAGTGAAAATAGGTTTATCTAAATCGAACAAATCAACCACATTGACTTTTTCTTTAGATTTCAGTTTTAACTTTTTGCTCAGAGAAACTTTTTTATTTTCCGCTTTAACAGATAATTTTTTACGTGCCATGATAGCTCCTATAATTCATATCGATCATATTTGTTGAAGAAGTAATTCCAAATATTAACATTGTGAAGATCGAATGCATAGTCTTCAACATCATAATCAAAATCTAAATTGGCGTTTAATTGATAAAGCCTGTTTGAGATCTCGATCTGTATGATCTGAAAATAAAGTTCCATTGGTTCCCATAGGTGACAACAGAATTTGGGATCAACAAATTCATGGTGATTTAATATCCAAGATGCTTTGTGATTCCTGCGATTATAAACGTGTCTGCATTTACCGGAGAATGTGGTAATTTTATTTTTAGGTTTTTTAGCAAACAGATATTTGTAGTGAGCTTTATTGTGACCACTAAAATAATCACACATATAACAGTAACCAAATTTACAGAACCAATCCACATTGAACAGATCAAGCAATTTTGGAGTTATATATTTTTCGATATTTTTGGGCCATGAATTGTCTAAGGTCAGGCTTGGGTTTTGTTGCAGTTCATCAATGTCTAACTGACCGTAATGGGCAGCTATGGCAAAGATCTTTTGTTTCCGATTTTGCTCCTGCTCGTCCGTCATTAACCGATAGTTGGCAAACTTAGAATATGAAATTTTAAGATGCACTTTTTTCCAATCCGGCAGGTTTATGAATTCTATTTCGTCTTTGATAACCATGTGATTTTCCCCTTTCAGTCTCCAAGTTAAACTATTTCAAGGGTTTTGTCAAGACTTGATTGGTTGCCAGAATTTTTCCATTCCCCTGACACCCCTCATTTCCTGATATACGAATTGCATGAAATGGTCGTAGTTGCATAGATCAATGATATTCGGGCGTTTAGCAATGCTGAAGCTGATCCAATCACAATAATCAGCTAAGATGGAATCGGTCTCATATCCATCGATGGTCATTTGTTTGGTCAGATTTCTTTTGTAAAGTTCCCTCCGGCATTCACTTAGTCGATTGATTAATAGATCCAAAAATGAATCCAATTTGCTGTGATACGAATTATATTTTTCAAGGCCCAATTTTCGATTGTTGCCATAAAATGAGTGAATGTAAATTTCCTTCCATCGTTCTGCTGCTTCTTTATTTTTGCTCCGGTATTTGAATAACTCAGCTTCAAAATCTTTCTTGTCAGTCATCCAATACTTTTTTATCCCATTTGTATTGCGGAGCATAATTAATCCGTCCAGACTCCACTTCTTGAGAGTATTGGCAAGATAATGATTTTGAGATCCATACATATCGATTCGACTGAGATTGTTTAGGAAGATGGTCATGTCATTGTTGTAATAAAACTTTAACATATAATTTGTTAAGATAAGAAGTTTGGTATAAATGATTGAATTGGGATTGTCGATTTTGTGCTTTTGAATTTTGGGATTGTCGATGTTATTCCAATAGCGCAAGATATGATTAGTTGATTCATGGTTTAATGGTTCATTGGAAAAGAACAGCTTCAGGTAATCAGACAATAGTTGTCGGTTCTGCCTTTGACCGACAGGGTGACGTGTAGTTAGTTTCTTTTCAGAAAACATCTTATTAAACTCAAAGTCATAAGTATGTTTTTCAACGTAATCCAATAAAGTTCTTCTTTGGTCATCGGCAAGATTAAATATATCAAAGTCAACTGAGGAAACAAGGTCAACGAATGTTCGATCAAGGGTAACAGGTTTAGAATCAATAGGCTTCAACTTATACCTGGAAATGGACATAGACTGTTTGCTCCTTTCTTGTAAAAGATTAAAAGATGTGTTCTCAGCGCAACGCTGTTTTTGGCGTTGCGTATAAAACGAAGTTTTATAACTTTCTTTAGAAGTACTAATAATGTGATTAGTATAAAGTATGTTAATAGAATATATAGAATCTATTATCTGACGATTTTTTTGGAATGATTTTGGTAATTTAGATAGCAAACGGTCTCGTCTAACTTCTGGAGGGAGAGACCGTTTGGCATCAAGACGAGACCGTTTGATACCTAAACTATGTAATTTATTGATTAATTTGACTTTGAGAGGATTGATTGGAAGGATGATTGAACGGTAATGTTTATATTTATCGGAGAATATCTGAAGTCTTATTAGAATCTTTCGGTCAACTAATCTGCCGATTGCTCTGTATGTTGATCGCCTTGATGATCCAATTCGATTGGCAAGGGTTTCGATCTTGAGATATGATGGTGATCCGTATTGGAAGAAATTTTCATGCAGGTATTTGATAATGCGTTTTTGCAGAACAGAAAGGCCGATCTTTTTATAGTAGGAAACTGGAGCAGACCCCTTGGCCCAAGGGCTACCTTCCAGGGCAATCGTATTGTTGATATAGAATCGGCAATTATTATAAAATTCTTGTTTTTCATCCCAACAAATGCATTCATTATTAAATAAGTAATTTTTTAGTTGACATTCTTTTATTAATGAACTAAGATTCATATTAAGCTCCTTTTGGTGATAACTGCCTTGTCATCAGAAGGTTTTTCAACCTCCTTTTTTGTTTAGGGGTTTTTGCCATGTGAAGTGTCTTTCACTTTCAACCTCCTTTCTACCGGAGAGGGCAATTTCGGGGTTGGTCGCCTGAGATTACCCTCTCCCCCTTTTCAAGCACAATACACCTATTATATCATAATCCAAGTTAATGTCAATAGAAATTTATAAACGTTTACAAATCAGCGTATTATAAGGGTTTTCATTCCCATGAGCGCACGTAACCGTTGAACTCATTGGCTAAACGTGCTTGGAATGATCGTAAAGCCTTAAACCTTGCGCCTTTACGAGCATGTACGAATGGAATTTTTTTGAAAGGTTCGTGTCGGTAAGTGTGGATAAATGTGATCAATAGCAGGTGTAAAAGTTGACCCATTGGTATGTAATCACCAGTTACTTTTTTAGCGGTTTCTTGAGCCAAAATATAAATTTCCGGTTCGACTTCAGTACTTAATAATAAAAGGTTTTTGGGATTCACACTAATTGAATCCAGAGGACGCTTGAATTTGCTCTCGATTAAAGTTTTAATTTCTTTTTTTGTAAGGTCTCCGGTCAACTTGGCTATCATTATTTCCTGAAATTGATTAATGAATGGGCCTTTGTTGGGATCTTGATTGAATCGATTGGCTGTTGATTTTCTCATTTAATTAAAAGCCTTGACAATATTATTGACTTGCGTTTAAAATAATAATAGGTTATTATGTAGAATTAATTTCCTAAATTTTGAGGACATTATGGCAAAACGTCTAAACTTACAATCCAAGAATAACGGAAATGGAAACGGAAATCAAGATCTTCAACCAGATTTTTTAACTAAAGAACGATTGGGCCTTTACATGGAAAAAGGTCTGGATATTGAAGATGCTGCAAAGCTATGTGGGGTCTCACCTTACATGCTTTCTGTTTACAGATCCGATCCTGAGTTTGAAGAATTTGTTCAAACCTGTTCTGCCAAGTGTGAGGAATCATGCTTGGATAATATCAAAGATGCCGGAGATGCAGGAATGTGGAATGCTTCTGCTTGGATACTTGAAAGAAAATTTCCTGAGAAGTATGCCAAGAAAGACACTATCCGGCATGAGTATGATATTAAACTTTCCTCTTTTATCCAATTGATCTTCAAAGCTGTTAATGCGCTTGAACCTATGATCCGACAGTCGTTTCTACAGAAGTTACGAGAACTGGACGTTGATGGTGAGATTATTAATATGCAGAAAGATAGAATGTTGGGTTATGAACCTGAAGAAGCTGAAAGAATTAGATCGAGAGGATAACAGGAATCAATGGCAACATCTTCAACTGTTTTTGATCAGGATATAAAACGCTTCATAAGAGGATCTATCTCTGAATTGATGGAAGGGATAGATGTTAATTATGAAGACATGGTTCCTAAAAAATCTGAATGGTTTGTTTGTAATGTATTAAAAGATACTAAAGGTGATTTAGTAGAAAATGAAGCGGTGCATAATATCATGCATCGCTTTATTCGTTTTGCAAATAAGAAAGGTTTCAATAAATATTTGATCTTGGGGGCATTCGGGCATGGAAAGACTGAACAAATATGTACCGGATACCTTTTATATAGAATCGCAAAAAACCCAAATATTCTGATCAAGATAGTTCATGTATCAGAAACAGAAGCAGTAAAAAGATGTAGAGCTATTAGAGACTACATTCAAAAGGATGAAGATTTTCATCGTTTAGCACCACACATTCAACCAACTCCTATTTGGGGATCTCAACGTTTTATCGTCAAACGCAATGCAATGCTAAAAGACGGTACGGTTGAAGCCTACGGAGTCCTTTCATTAGCAATAGGTGGACGTGCAAACCTTTTGGTGTTCGATGACCCCCAAGATCTTAAAACCGCAGTATTAGAACCTACCACAAGAGTTAAAATAGAAGATACCTTTAAAAATATTTGGCTAACACGTTTGATTCCACAAGAGTCTGAAGTATTGGTAATGATGAATAAGTGGCATGAAAATGATTTAGCTTCAATGATTCAAAACAATCCGATTTGGTCTTGGATGACAATTGCCTGTTCTGAAGATAAGGAAAGTCTTTTATATACTGACTCGTTTGGTAGGAAAATGAGTTTTCCTTTATGGTCTAAATTTAATAAACAAGATCTAATCATTAAACACAAGGAATTAGGTACAAGGGATTTTGATCGTGGTTATCGATTGGTTCCTTATACTGATTCTGATAAAACTTTTCCTTCCTTTTTAAAATGTTGTCATTATGGCCTAAGTCCTAAAGCTCCGATAGAACATGAATCTAATTGGTTATTCATTGGCGGTATTGACTTTGCCGGATTACAAAGGCCAGGAACAGTTATGTCTTGTTTGGCTGTTCATAAAAAGTCAGGTTTAAAGGTTCCCCAAGAAATAAGATTATTAAGAGGATCAGGAGAAGTAACTGAGATCATGCTTCAATGGTATCGTAGATATGGTTGTGAATTATATGTGGCTGAGAACAATGGTATTCAAGAAGCATTAATCGATATGTTAATTTCTTCATTAGGTGAAGATAAATATAAAAAATTTGGAATCAAAATTGAACCTTTTCAAACTGGACGTAATAAAGCAGATCCAATTACAGGATTACCAAGTATCGAGAAGGAATTTGAAAATCAAGAATGGATGTTTTGTTTTCCTGAAAAAATAGAACTTACAGGTGGTGGAATGGATGAACGTAATCCTTGGATGAAATTATTTCAAGAATTCAAACATCATCCATTTTTTGAAACTACTGATATTGTAATGTCTCTTTGGTTCTGCCGTGAAGGAGTCAAAGCACTATACCGCAAATCCAACGGCCCTAATGTTTGGTAATAACGTTAAAACGTACTTTTTGTATGACAACGTAAAGGCAGGGAGATAAAAATGAAATTAGGCCCATTTGAAATCACTTTGAGTCCTAAGAAAAAATCTTATGATCAATTGTCAGCAATGATACGCAGGGAGCAAGGTGGCGAATATGTCAACTTGAAACAGCAACCAAGAGTACAATTAGCAGAATATAAATCTTGGGCCTATTCTTGTGTTAGTTTAATTTCAGATCGTGTATCTACTCTACCTTTTTCATTTTATAGAAAGAGTACTGGAGAGGAATTAAGTCGTACCAGTAAAGGTTATAGTTCATATACAAAACCTTTTTATCATCCCAATGACTTAATGACTTTTCGATTTGTTAAAGCCTTTTGTCAGATTCAGTTAGATATGTGTGGTATGGCTGTTCTTTGGAAAGGTATGAATAAACTTGGTCAGGTGTGGGAGATCTGGCCTTTGAATATGAACGACTTTGTTAAATGTAAAGTGTCAGAAGAATTAATTAATCCTAAAGTTGTTTATGAGTTTAAATTTGGAGCAGGTAGATCGATGGATTTTGATATTAATGAGCTAATAGTCATTAATTACATTCATCCTACAAATCCTTTTATTGGTGCTTCACCTATTCAAGCACAAGCCTATGCACAGGATATTGACAGTTACATTGAAGTTTATGAAAGAGACTTCTTTAAAAATTCTGCCAGGATTGATTTTGTATTATCTACTGATGAATCACTTGATCAGGAAAAAGCAGATGAAATTAAAGAACGTTGGAAATCAAAATATCAAGGAACGTTTCATGACATTGCTGTGTTAGATACAGGATTAAAACCAGTTCCTTTACAATATGCCAATCGTGATTTTGAATTTTTAAGTCTTGCTCAATGGACAAGAGAAAAAGTTTTTGCTGCTTATCGAGTTCCTAAAAATAAATTAGGATTTGCTGAAGGTAATCGTTCCGGTGACGTACAGAATGATATATCATTTAATAGGGAATCCATTCAACCACGATTAACTCTTTGGGATGAAGAATTAACTCAAGGTATTTTGAGTTCATTTAGTAATGATATTGAATTCAAACATCAAAATCCAATTCCAAGAGATCGTTTAATAGAAGTACAAGAAGGTCGTATTCATGTAGGATTGCCCACCTTAACTATTAACGAGTTTAGAGAGAAGACACATAAACTTGAAGCTGTTGAAGGTGGTGAGCGAATTTTTATTTCAAAAGACATGATACCTTTAGATAGAGTGGATGAAATCATCGATTCTCAATTGTCGGCACAGCAAGCAATAGCAGAGGGTGACGATGACGAAACTGGAACAGATCCAGAAGATGATGATCGAGATGATGAACCTGATTCTCATGTCAATCCCGATGGATCAGATGATCGAGATGACAATCCAACGGACGGTAGATCATTGAGCAATGGTAATTTTAAATTTTTATGTGATGAAGTTAGAGGTATTGTCTTTGGTTATATTGAAGAAAATATTTCAGCAGCAGATCCCGAAAACATTGATAAGATCTTAAAAGCTACATTTGCGGATATAACGGTAGGAATGGTCGTTCATATGCTTGAATACTTAGGAGAAAAAACAATCTCAGCAGAAACCATTGATATAGAAGATTGGATAACTCCAACGGTAGACAAGGTGGTAGACGAGTATAAGAACACATTGTTTAAAAATCCAAAATGGAAAGATCAAGAGTGGAAAATTTACTTCGTTGATCAATTAAATTCCAATCCAAGACTTTCAAAAATAACAAATTCCTTGTCTAAAGCGTGTATTAATTATGCCAAATGGTTAATCTTTAGAGAGAATAAATCTAATATGCTTTGGAAGATCAATTCAAATGAATGTGGTCATAAAGGCAAGTTAAAAGAAATGATCTCTGATGATTATTTTCAATTAGGCAAAACACGTATAAGATTTCCAAATGAAATATTAAACCTATCTTGTGATTGTACAATTGTAAAGGAGTAAATTATGGCTTATCAAATTTTAGCAAAAGATGGTCGGCCCATTTTAAAAGATGGTGATCCGGTCAGAGCAATGGATTACACCGTTGAGAAAATCGAACAGTTGGACGATAAGATGAAGTCCTTTGTTGCTGTTGCATCCACAGAGGATGAAGACAGGGATAAGGATATTGTCCGACAGGATGGATGGGATCTGAAGAATTTTAAAAAGAATCCCATGATTCCCTGGAGTCACGATTATTGGGAACCTCCAATTGCTCGATCACTCAGAACGTGGGTTGACAAAGATGCAAAGAAACTCATGATCAAACCGCAGTTCGATGAAAATGATGACAAATCCATGAAGATCTTTAATAAGTATAAGAATGGATTTCTTACTTCTTTCTCTGTTGGATTTAGAGGTCTTGAATTTGCTTGGAGAAATGAAGAAGACAAGTGGGGTGGAGGAATTGAATTCACCAAACAGGAATTGCTTGAAGTATCTGGTGTTACCATTCCTGCCAATCCCAATGCTACTGTTAGTTTGAATGGTATTGAAAATGTTCAGAACATGATGCAATTGGGTTATCCTACTGTTTTTGCTGAAACAGAATCCGGTTTATTTTATCCGGTACGTGAGGAATTAGCTGAGTTTGTTAATCCTGAAGTTAAAACAATGGACGAGTTCCCTGGAATTCAAGCGGTCTATGCTAATTCAATTACCGATATA